AGATCTGATAATAAAAACCTTTTTAGTATTAGTATTTTTATCTAGTGCATCTCCCAATGCTAATCGTAAAGCTATAAACGTTTTTCCTGTACCCGGCATACCGTGCAGTACTAAGTGTTTACCTCTTGCCCATGCGTTAAATGCACGAGTTTGATTTTCAGTAATAGGTTTAATGTGGGGATTGACTAATAATCCTGTTGGCGTAAGATGTCCTTTATCATCTAATATACCGTCTTGTTTCAAAGTGCGCTTTTGTCTTTTTGTTAATCTCGGTCTGTTGAGTTGAGGCATATGTTAATCACATCCTATTTTGTTTGAATGGTGTTTACCCGTCCACTTCCAGCTTTAATTTTTTTCAATACATCATTAAAACCGTTATCAATCTTTAAGCCACCGCCCCCGCCGTCAGATGACAGTGCAGGAGCAGCGGTTAAATATTGTTGTAGATGAGGATTGTTTTTTTTATAGTCATCTAGTTCAGAAATTCTCATTGTCACTTCCATCACTTCACCAGTTTCAATATCTCTAAAATTATATGTTGGCATTATGTAATCATCCTTATACGGTTACTTCTTTTTATCAGTATATGCGTTTGCACCGAAGTATGCGGCGACTAACGCTGAAATTGCAACAAAGTATGTAGGTGCTATATCACCAATAATTGCTGCAGCACTATCTAGACCCAAGAAAGATGTCATTAAAATTGCGAATGGATATAACAGCATACCGAATAAGGCAAACCATGTCATATATCTCATTGCATCACGTCTTGCGTCTTGATCCTCTAGTTCTTTGCGTTTGAACTCAAGATGCATGTCCCATTCTTCTTTAGAAATGTGACCGTCGCTGTTTACATCCATCCCTTCAACAGCGCCTGCATCAATTGTTTTAGTCTCGGACATTATGAACTCCTTGTTAATTATATTTATACGGTTCATAATAAAAAAAGGCAACGATAAACGCTGCCTTATGCAATATCATCGTCAGTGATATTTATAATTACATTGTTACGAGTTCGTAGATTTCTTTCCAGTTATTAACACGAACAGCATTACCGGAATAATCAGCGTTAAAGTTGTGACCCATCAGGATCCCATTCAAACCAAGATTGATACCACAATCAACGTTCTCAGGTTTATCTTCAACCCAGAAACAACCAGTGTCTTTGTAGACAGACAACTCATCGTCTTTATCTGCACCAGTATCAAGATACACATACTTTTCAAACGCAGTATCACCGAACAACTCCCGAAGGTTTTTAGTCCGTAAGTGTTGAGCGTATTGGTCGTTACTCAAACTAGTGATTGCGTGAAAAACAAAACCATGTTCTTCGTGCAACTTTTTCATGTATTTGATTGAATCCCGTAAAGGAGGCAACTTACGAATACTCGCACTTTCGTTGAACATCCGGATCAAACGCTTGATTTCAGCTTTAGGCATATCGTATGCTTCAGCCATATCATAAACGTTTTGTTTCACTTTGTTGTAACCGTGACGACACATCCAGTAATCGAATGAGTATTCCCAATCAAGGAGAACACCATCACAGTCAGTCAATATCACTTTATTCTTTTTCATTTTATACTCACTTCATTTCATAACATAATATAGCATAGGTTGAACACATTGTCAACCATTTATTTTAGGTTGGGCAAGGATATTCAAACATATCTTCAGTTAGGCCTCGAGACTCCATTTCTTCCTCAAGCGCAAATTCGTCACCCGGATAGGCATTTGCCATGACAGCATTATATGTGTCGATCAATTCCATATCCGCCATTTCTTTGTAGAAGGTATACGACTACAGCGACACAAACGCTAACAACAAACCCAAAAAACAATTCGGTCTTATCCATTATTATCTCCTTAGTTGGTTACAACGTAACCTTTTTCCCAATCTTTGCCAACACCGACTGACATGTAAAACGCAGTGTGGAAGTAATCGGTCATTGAATCTGATTTATCAAACCACTCTTCACCACCTTCGACAGTGCCCGGAGCCTTTTTGATGATTTCAACAACTTTCTCAAAGAACGATGCGTTCTTTTCACCAGCAGACTCTTTGATCCAGTGATGGTTGATAGTGTTGTAACCTTCGTTCAGGTTCACTTCGACTTCTTTGTTTTCGTAGCGATCCCACTTGGTGAATTTTTCAAACGCAGGACCTTTGATAACGTCAACATCCACACTAGAATGATGGCGCTTCTTCACAGAAAAACGATACTTAGGAAACTCTGCTTTCAGAGCATTGCGGATCGCACGAACTTCTTCAGTAGAAATGTAAGCCATAATTTATCTCTCTCTTCAAAACGTTTTGTCAAGCGGTTTTTCATTTTTTTTGAAAAAAATTAATATTCCTTGAACGCCATGCAAACAGTTTCGTTATATTCGTAACCTGCGTAATATTGCTTGATTTCCTCATCAGTCATCTGATCTTTCTCAATACGGTCAGTAAAACCTGTATTGCCAACATAGTAGTGAGGATCGCTTCCACGTTGATAATAGCTATCTGCAGAACCACGGTCGAAAGGACCACCATGACGGATGATTTCAGAATCACTCCAGGTGATATCGTAGGTTGTACCTTGATATTCGAAATACTCACGCTCAGACATTATACATTCTCCATAACAAAGATTCCGATGGGACTACCGTTCACAGAGCGATAGCCTTCTTCACGAATTTCAGTGACAGTACGAACTGCACCATCATCAAACATAACAGTGTAAGTGTCGTCAGCATTGACTCCTACAACTTCGCCTTCTGTGATAGGGAACATTGCACCGTAGTTAGCATAGACACGAGTACCGACTTCAAACATTTTCTATCTCCGTTTCATCACGTTACATATATAATATAATGCTTTCAAAACGTTTTGTCAAGCGGTTTTTGAAAAAAAAATGAAAAAAAATCCCCACGAGGGGGATTTAATTTTAGAGTGGAAAGTTGCGTTTGTCCCTACTTCTATTTCTGCGCTCAAGCTTCAGCTTCTCTTGCTTAGATAGCTTCTTTGAAGGTAATTTTCGACGCTTGCGTTCTTCGTAGTCATAGGTATCATCAGATTCTTCATACCAATCACGGAAAGATTGCTTCTTCGACTTTGCCATAAAAATTGTCCTTTGTTACTTTTTAGCAGCAGTTTTGATAAGATTTGGGAATGCAGCATTGATTGTTGCTGCTGTTAGACCCTTGAAGGGCTTTCGCTGTACAAAATGTTCCATAACCTTTGCATCTTCTTCATGCACTGATTCGAGCATTTCAATAAACATGGATTCTCTTTTGTATGAGGGAAGATTATCACCCTTGAATCCTTTTACAAAGTAATAGAACTTTCTAGCTTCTCTGTAAAGCAGTCCATGTGAGTCAGGAAAATCTGAAGGCGTATATGGCGGTACAGATTCAGGCAGCAACAACTCGAAAGATTTCTTGTCATATGTAATTGCAAGAATCTCTTTCAACACTTGTGACTCATACTTTTTTAGTACTTCGACTTTTTCTTTTTTAGTTTTTGCTTTTACCGCTAGGTCGATAATTTCAGCAACTGATACAGTTGGCATTTTATATAAGCTCCGTTTTTAAATTTGCGTATTGTATATTTATTGTATATTAAAACTCAGTTATGCTTTCCATCAAGATTCGTAGTTTCTTCTGCATAAAGTAGTCAAGGAGTTTGGATCGATCATTTGCATCATTGTTAAATTGTGTCATCACTTCGTCTTTGATATCATCAGGTACTTTAGACAAATCGATTAGCATTTGATTTCGATTCCAGTTTCTGTTGAACTCCTCATTCCAATCATCAACGCTTTCAGTCAAGAAGTAATCAAGGCGTTTTTTTGTGACAGGTTTCTGTCTCTGTCCTTCAACTAAACAAGCATCGGGAGATAGTATGTTCGGAACACCATCACCAGAGTCACCTCGAATGATATGCTCCCTTAAATATTGATCTGGATCATTATGCGTAATCCAACGCTTTCGCACAGGATCAAATTGCTTTACGTTAGCATACTTGTGCAATTGAATGTAATCTTTATCACCGGATAAAATCAGAATAGGTTCACCAGTATTCAACTGATTGCCATACGTATGACAAATCGTTCCAATTGCATCGTCTGCTTCTGCAGATTCAACTTGGATAACTTTGTACGGGAAGTACGTCTTTAGCTCTTCTCTGACATTGTTCAAAGCGTTAAAGATTGCGTGCCAATCGAGTTCTGATTTCTCTCTGTCACGTTTGCGAGATGCTTTGTAGTACGGATAAACTTTCTTACGCCAATAGTTTTTATCATCAGCGCAAATAACAATTTCACCAAATTCAGATTTGAACTTTGTTCGTAAAGATCGTAGTGTGTTAAGGATCATGTGTCGAACCATGTTCTCGTCAATCTCAGCATTGTGATGATTGCCGATCTGTGCCATGATGTTCGATATCATTACTTGATTTAAATCGATTAATATCATATTAATATTCCAATTTCATTTTTATAGAATTCTATATTAGCATAGTATATATGGTCTGTCAACCACTTACTCAAAAAAACTTTCAATAAATTGTTTTTCATCAGGAATTTCAAATAGAATTCTTGCGAGTTTTTGTGTAGGAAAGCTTATGCCCACCGACTTATAAGCAAGACCCTTAACACACTCAACGAGGAATGCAATATCGTGCGCATACTCTTCAGAATGAATATCGTATCCCTCTTCGGCTAAAATTGATAATATGTCACGACTCATATCTAAACACGACTCAAGTATTTCTTCGACAACCTCATCAGGTATATCATCGTTTGCAGATGTCAGCGGTCTTAGTTTTTCAACCGCTTCGAAGAAATTAATAACGTTTGACATCAACTTGCCTTCAATAAAATTGTATCTTTGTTGATACGACCTGTCATAGGCGACTCAACAGCTTTGATTTCATCCAGAAATTTTCTCAAGGCAACTTTACCTGCCGTTTTAAACTCTTTCAATTTCTCGTCTGGTTTACGTAAAGTTTTTTGAACTGACTTAGAT